CATCAGCCCCATGGCTGTATTGGTCGTGAACAGGCGTTTTGCTAAATGCTTTGGTATCTGGGTCAACTTCGTAGCGGTAATGCCGTAAGCATTGTAGCCCATCGTAGCAATTTTCCCTATCAAACCAACAGTTTCTGAATAGTGTACGAGCTGCGTTAATGCTGTCAACTATCGGCGTTTTCGGAATAATCTTGGTTTTATACCCAGCAGCCTTAACAATCTGCTCGATTGACCGACCATTGGCGGCTAAGGTTTTGTTTTCTGCGTCATGCGGCAACCAAAGGGTGTCATAGACATAACCAAAGGTTTGCATCTTTGCCAGGTAATCAGAAATAGTCTTTTGGCTATCTTCCACATATCGGATAAGCCGAGTTTCCATGCCAATAAACTGCACAAACCAAATAGCAGTAGCGTCAGACCAACCCAAATCAAAGACAGCATGAACAGGTTTATTTGGGTCATATCCTACTTTCGTTATCCGGCCTTCCAGATCAGCCATTTGCATTTCACGGGCAAAGATAGCACCGTCCACAGTTTGGCGACACAAACCTTCCCAGACCGTGTTATACGCCTCAATGTCCCTTGCCTTGAGAGAATCCTTCTCCAGCTTCAGCGTTTCGGGAAACCAAGGGTTATCTGACCAATTGATCTTGACGACCTTGCTATTAGCTGGCGGGTTCAGCACAAACCGCTGGTAAGTCTCATCAGATTCCAACTCAGGGTTAAAGCTAATCCATATTTCCGACTTTTCTTTACGAATAGTAGGTATCAACGTGTTCCAGCTTAATCGGCTGACAGTTTGGGCTTCTTCCACCCAGCAAATATCAACACCTTCGTAAGACTTCACGTTGGCTACATTGTTCTTAAGGCCCACAAAAGCGAATTCTGAGCCGTTTTTGCCTCGGATGCTACTTTGGGTTATCTCATAGAAACCAAGCAGTCCTAGCGCCTCTATCTGGTCACTCAGCAGCTTATGCACCGAATCCTTCATGGAGGTCATAAATTCACGGGCGCAAAGGATACGCAATTGGCTCTTAGCGCCGAGAATCAGCAATGCCCTGGCAATACCCCAAGACTTCGCACCGCCTCGACCACCGTAGGCAACCTTATAACGGCAAGGCTCAAACAGGAATGAGAGCTTGACCGGAAATTCAGCGTTCTGAATTGTCGGCGTCATCAGGCTTCACAAAAGTAACTTGAATACCAGCTAACAGCGGTGCGCCATCAGCACCAGTAATTTCAGTCTTAGTCTGCTCACGATACTTCTTAGGGAATCGTGCAGCCATAGAACGTGACCACAAAGAAGCGTTCAGTTTCGGGCCTTCTTTGGTTTCTACCATGTAAGCATGGGCTTGATCTTCCCACCAGGCTTGCTCTAATTCCTTCGCATATTCCATGGCGTGCAGAAATTCCTCGTGCTTATCTCTCCAATCGTATAAGACACGCAGGGAAAACCCTAATGTTGCTGCAATTTGCTCTACCGACTTGCCGAGTTTACCCAACTCAATGACTTGCTCACAGTAAGCAGGGTCATAAGTGCTAGGTCTACCAACAGGTCGTTTTGTTTCGGTCATAAATAGGGGGGAACTTTGATTTGGGCTTCAACAAGGCATAGTGGAAAGCCAGAAAAACCTATGCGTCACCATCCTCAAATGCTGGCTTAACAGTTCCCGAATAGTTTACTCAGGTTTAGTTTCTTGTGGTTCTTCAGCTTTAGGGGCTGTCAGAGCCACGGCTTGAGCATTGGCTTCACCTAACAGTTTTTGCAGGTGCTGCTGCAAAGACACAATCCGAGCTTCAAGGGCTTGGATGATGTCACGCATTTCATGCTCGGTGTGTGAGAAATTAAACATTACTTCTTACCTTTCTTTTTTTCAGCTTCACGCTTTTCTGAGTAGGCGATAGCGACAGCTTGCTTAACAGGCTTGCCAGCTTTCACTTCAGTCTTAATGTTCTGCTTGAACGCTTTATCACTCGTTGATTTCTTCAGCGGCATCTTCTTCTTCCAACCATTCAATTTCTTCATTAACAAATGCCACGATCAAATCAGCCAACTCGACCCACTCGCCATCTTCATGACCAACGGTGTCAATAGCCATTTGAGCAGCACGAAAACGAACATTCTCAATTTCAAAAAACATGGTAAATCCTTTAAGTTGATGGGAGTTCTTCAAAGCAAACGTCTTGCCACGACATGAGCAAGTACCGTTCACCATCTTCTTTATACTCCATGAACTTTAAGTATTCGTTACTATATTCTTTGGCTATGTGTCCGAAATAGACCTTAGCACCAACTGTTACAGGCATTTCTTCAAATGACCCGTCATCAAGGTATCGACCTGGCCCTACCGCCACCACAGTTCCAATAGTATCCGCTTCAGCAGTTTTAATCCATAGCTCAGACTTAATGCGAGATTCTGGCTTTACTAGGATTTTGTCACGCAGAGGTCTTAGCACTTGGCCTCCCACGTTTCTTAATTGGAGCCAATGCCTCAAATGGCACATTCTCCATTGGAATAAAAGAGCCAACAGAAGCTGGCAAAGGGGCAACTGCGAAATTACCCTTAAACTCTCCACACCAATGCGTTTGGTATTTCACAACGGCATTGGGGTAACGATGACACTCACCAGCGTGACCCGTGTATTCCCAAAATTTGCAGTTTTCGCAAACTTCTCTAAAATCTGTCTCAGCCATAACAATCCTATCTTGTTAGTGGTCAGATAGCCCCCTTGGTCGTCACACCTTGGGGGTTATCGCTATTTATTTATAGTCTTTGCGTTCGTGAGCGTAGGCGATATGTTCACGGCTACCGCCCTTCATTTCACCTAAACGACCATCGTTTTTGCCCATGTGACCGTCAACACGGTCGCCAATGCTGTCAGCTTTGCCCATAGCAACACCGCCAACCAGCTTGGCTTTGCGTTCGCCAGTAGCGTCAGAGGCGTTAACGCCCTTGGGCATTTTTTCACCAGATGCACCAGCCATAAACTTGGTGCTGTTTGGGCCTTTTTCACTACCCATCTTCTCGCCTGTGCGATCAGAAGCGGTAACACCCTTAGGTGCTTTCTCTTTACCGTAGTATCCCATTTTAAAATCCTTTAGGTTAATGGTTGTACCATCTTATCAGAACGGCACGTCAGAATCAATACCCTTGTCAAACTCTTTTGGTTTGGGGTCGTTCAAGTAAGCCCAACCAGACCAGCCGCCTTCCAATACAGGGATGCTGTCAATTTTCAACATTGGGCCGTTCTTGGTTTCAATCATAGAGCCAATGCGTTGATAGCGTGACTTTTCTTGGCCTTGGGCATTGGTGTATTTGCCGCTGACAATGGTGATTTCTTTAATGGTTTTGCTCATTTAACGCTTTCAAGTTTAGTAGTTTGGCGACCTTGAGGGCCGTTTCTTGCAGAAATTCGGTAACTTCCGACTCAAGCAATCTAATGTATTGATTGTCTCGAGGGATTCGTTTAATAAATAACTGTAAGTCTGGAGGGAGGCGTGGGTCGTAAGATACAAAGTCACACCAATCACGATTAGTGCAAGCCATCTGCCAGAAAATTTGATCTGCATATTTCTTTGGTACGGCCTGGTTAAGTAGTGTATCAATGTGCGTTGCTGTGTTTGGGCACTTTATTTCAATAAGTCCGTCAATACCCACAAGTCCATCAGGAGAAGCGCCGCTATTGACAATGGCGGGGTGATCAATGAATCCAACTTCGTCAACCAATACGTCCATGTGCGCTTCATATGCAGCCCTCGCTAGTGGTTCTGTATCTGTTCCCCATTGCATGGCTGAGTTTGTGAATGACTCGGCTGGCTTTCCAGTAAGTCGTTCGCAAACCAATTGAGCCATGTAGTTTTCACGACTTGTTGAGTAACCCGATTTTGTTTTAGCAACCACATCGGCAACTCGGCTGGCTGTAACTTTTCCAACTCGTGCGGCAAACCAATCATCAGTCCGTTGTTCCACTTTTTATCTCCTCATCGTCACTTAAGACGGCAAAATCAACATTCCAAGCGTTTTTCAGTTCGCAGTCAAAGAATTCCATGTCGTACTTGGCTTCGACATACTTAATCAGGATTTGCTTGACTTCTTCTGCGTTAAATGTGAGTTTCATAATGCTGCCTTTCGTGCGTTCTTAGCTGCGATAACTTTTTTCTGTGCTTCTGGGTCTGACTGCGTATCCTTAAATGCCTCGGTGTAAACCGATTTAAGACTGTCAGCATTAGGGGCTTGGCTAATCTCTGCCAACCAATCAGCCAGGCGACCAGCGTCATAAGCAGGGGCTTTGCGACTAGCAGCGTTACCGTCATCATCCTCTGGGGCAATACCGCAAGCCGCCATCAATGAATAGCGCCGAGCATAGGTCAAAGCCGAGCCGTAACCCTGTGGGTCTTGCTTGCTAGCAGGAACGTGAAGTTTCCCACATTCAAGCATTTCACCAGACTCATGCACAAACAAGGTTTCAACAGTCACGCCTGTGCTGTCCTCATAGTTGCGCTGAATCAGGGCAATACCTGCGGAGTTAAGGGCATCAATCACCGCCTCTACGCAAGCTGATAGATCAGCATAGCGACTGCGAAAGTGAGGATTTGTGGATGTTTTAAGCGCAGGGCCAAATGCTCTCTGAGCTTTGACTAACGCTGTTGCAATGTTTTTCATACTACTCCCAAAAAGACCCCGAGAAATTCAGGGCATGGCGTGAGTATAGTCTATTTTTGTAGACCAATGCAACTATTTTCTAGGTGTTTACCCTATCAACAAATCGGTTGTTGGCGTTTTCGCTACGCCAGACTTCAATTTTGAGCTGTGCAGCGGTCAGTTGCCACTTGAGGGTTTCTTCTTGCTCAACAGCGGTAGCCAGCCCTTTGAGTAGCGCCTGGTATTCCTCATCCGCATACGCTTCACGCTCTTGCGCTGCGGTAGTCTGAACACCCTTTAAGCTGGCTTGTTGCATCAACAATGCTTTCTTGCTCTTGCGGTATTCCTCAATGTAAACCCGATCAGACTTTGCTTTTGCAAACAATGGGGCAGTCTTTAGGATAAATTCAACTGCTCTGTGCGGTGCTTCGCTCATAGCAAACTTTCTTGAGCCCCATTTGAACCGCCGCCACGCCTGTTGTCCCGCCGCCCATAAATGGGTCAAAAATTGTTTGGCAATCAGTAGCTTGCTCAATACACCATTCCATCAATGCAATTGGCTTTTGTGTTGGATGAACTCGCTGTATGTTTCTTTCGCTGTCTCGCATCATTCCAGCCCATTGATGTCGAAACAATCTAACAGCAGTTGTTTTGTTAGTCCATGCCATTTCGCAATCAGCAAAACCTGTTGCGCCGTTTACCTTATCCCATATAAGCCAACAAGATGATGGCGGTAAATTAAAGTAGTTACCACCCCAAATGATTGAAATGTTTGCAGATTGAACTATTTTTTCAATCAATTCATTTGATGCTGGCTTGTTATCCCACTCCATGTGACCATAATCAGTTGGGGCTGCGTGTGCATTTTTTCTCTTTTTTGTGCCAATAAAGTTAGATGTAGATGCACCAATTCCATATGGCGGGTCAGTAATTACCGCATCCACCTTGCCTAAGGTTGGCAGAATGTCCATGCAATCACCCAAGTAGAGAGTTGCGTCACCAATCTCAACTTTCATCCAATCACCTTCAATACTCGTAAAGCTGACTCAACGTCAGTAACCACACACAAAGTTCCGCCGTTCCACTTGCTATGCCATTCAAGTTGTAAAGGGGTCAAGGAACGCTCAGAAGGGGGTTTAGAGCCATCTTTTACTTCCATCAATACCGTGACCCCATTGAACCCAATTAAGAGGTCTGGAACGCCGTTTCCGACTGCTGCTAAGGATTGGACAGTTGCGCCTGCATAACGCAAGGCATCCACTATCCTGTTTTGGTTAGCGTCTATTCTTGCGGCTCGCCTCATGGTTTAGTCCTGATTCTGTTCATGCGCTGACGTAAATCATCAGCTTCTTTCTTGCCACGGGTTTTTTCTATCTTTTCGATCATGTCAGCCCACCAAGCGTTAGCTTCACCATAGCCGTGATCTTTCGCTTTCTTGCGATAGCGGTCAATCCATTCACGGGCTTCTGATTCCCGCATGAATTCCATAACGCTTTTAAATTCCGACTGCATCGCCAAGCCTTGTTTGGTGTTTTGCGAATTCTCCATGATATTTTTTTCTGGCCTCTAAAATTATTTGCTCAGCTTCTTTCAGATCAAGAAATAAACCCAAATAAATTTTTTTGTTGTCAACTTTAATTTGTGCTCGCCATTTTTTTGCATACTTTTCCCAAAAAACACCTTTAACGCCTGATGTATTGTTTTTTTGGATACATTTGTTTTGCATATTTTCAGAATGTGATGCACTTCTTAAATTTTCAATTTTGTTGTTAAGAGTATTTCCATCAATATGGTCTATTTGTTTTGGAACAAATCCATTAAACATCAAATAAATTATCCGATGTATTCTTAATCTTTTACCTAAGAAAAAGACAACTTTGTAACCACCTGTGTTAACACATCCAGCTTCATCGCCAATTTTTACTTGGTTGTTAGAATTTAATTTTTTCCAATAAAGAATTCCATCTTTGTAAGAAAAAAATTCGTGAGCAATTTCGTATGTAATCATGTCGCACCTCATCATTGGTGGAAATCATCATTGAAAGAATGC